ATCTGATTTGCGAATAGATATTAGGTTGGAATGATTATAAGGTTGGAACAATTTTGAGGCCGGCGGCGGAATGCAAAAGCCCCAGCGGGGGCTGGCCTTCCTCTTATGTCGTTTATGCAGGGGGAGGCATATAGGTTTGTTTATTGTTCAAAATTTTGGTTTGTGGGCTTGATTTTTAGGTAAGTTAGTTTATGATGGTATAGTAGGTTTGTGTATAGGTTGGGGGGTGCTATGGTAGGAAAATGGAAGCTGTCAGCTAAGTCTGGGAGAAAGGGTAAGTTAACATTTTTTCCTTATGTAGGAGGTAAGTTTTATATGCTTGATGTGATTTTGAAGTTGATACCAGAACACAATATTTATGTAGAAGTATTTGGTGGCTCTGCTAAAGTCTTGTTGAATAAACCGCCTTCTAAGATAGAAATATACAACGATTACGATATGAAGATTGCAAATTTGTTTTATGTTGTGGCTTTTAAGTTTGAAGAGTTTTACGAAAAAATCAATTGGCTTGTATATTCTCGTGCTATACGAAAACAGGTTTTAGAAGAATACCGTAAAACAGAATTAAAGGAGTTAGGAGATATAGATTTAGCGGTTAAAACCTATTACCTGTTACGTACAGCTTTTGGTGGTAAATTTTTAGAAGGTAGCTGGGGTTATGCTTTTACAAGATCAGAGGCTAGAAAATTTTTTAACAGTCTGGAAACTCTGCAACTAATTCACGAACGCCTGAAAAATGTTCAAATAGAATGCCGAGATTTTCGTCGGTTACTTAGTAAAGTTGTGCATAGAGAGAACGCTTTTATATATTTAGACCCACCTTATTACGGAGCGGAACATTATTATGACACGGGTTTTTCTGAGCAAGACCATAGAGACTTACTTAACATCATAAAACAAGCAGAAGCAAAATGGCTTTTATCTGGATATGCGAACCCACTTTACGATGAAGAATTAAAAGATTTTTACAGACTTGAAATACCAGCAGTAAAGTATGTATATGGCATAACAAAACAGAACAGAACAGAAAACAGACCGAGGACAGTTGAAGTTTTATGGGCAAATTACGACATAACTAAACAGGTTGATTTGATAGCTGGCCCGCTGTATAATTCGGGAATGAAAGAGGGGCATTGATGGAAGAGTATTTTAAAACGGAGTTAGGTGTTCTGTACAAGGGTGATGCGATAGAAATATTGAAAAGTTTGCCTGACGAAAGTGTTGATTTAGTGATAGCTGACCCGCCGTATAATTCGGGAATAGAGTGGGACAGGAAGGATGACGAGTGGCAATTTCAGTGGTTGACGGAAGTGAAGAGAGTAATGAAAGAGGGGGCAAGTTTGTATGTGTTTTTTGCTCCGCTAAATATGCATGGGGTGGAGGGGTGGATAAGGGGTAATTTAACGTTGAAGAATGTGATGGTTTGGTTCCATCCTAATTTGTATGGAGCGGGGATGAGTTATGGGGGAGACAGGTGGAAGAGCACTTGGGATGTAGTATTTTATGCAGTGAAGGGGAAGAAGGCGAAGCATGGTAAGAAGGTAGCTGAGGAAGGTTATAGGTTAAATCCGCGTGGTGGTGGGTTTGATGTAATGGTTTATTCTCAGCCTCGTCCTCTTCTGCACAAAGCACAGAAGCCTCTAGAATTGGTGATGAAGTTAGTGCATTGTTCGAGTAATGAAGGGGATTTAGTGTTGGATCCGTTTTTGGGGAGTGGAACGACGGCAGTGGCTTGCGAGAAGTTAAAGAGGAGATGGATTGGGATAGAGATTGAAGAGGAGTTCTGTAAGGTGGTGAAGAGGAGGATTGAAGAGGAGTTGGGGGTGAAGAAGTTGTTTTGATGGTGTAATTTGTGTAGTGTACCCAAGGAGGTGTAGGATGAAAGAAGAAAAGACTCAAAAGGTAAAAGTGGTGCCTTGTGAGGTTTATAGTAGAGTGGTTGGATATTTTAGACCGGTACAGAACTGGAATAAAGGTAAACAGCAAGAGTTTAACGAAAGAAAGACTGCAAGGCTTGACGGTTCTTTTAAAGTAAAGTTTTCTTCTGTAGCAAACCACTAATGGAAGAGGAGGTGTTAGATGGGTAGACGGAGTAAGAAAGATGAAGTTGTTGATGGGTTTGTGGATGAGTTATTTGATGAGATTAGGGAGGAGATAAGGGACATATTGACTGAGTTAGAGATATATCAGCGGACTTGGATAGTGCCTTGGTTTGTGCAGAAGTTGATAAATGATTTGTGTATTAGGTTAGGGTTATTGTTGGATAAATTGGGGAGAAGAATGTAGGTTGATTGAGTGGATTTCGTGTTTGATAGTTTCTAAGTCAAGTTTGTGTAGTATGAATAGTAGCAAGTCTTTAGGTTTGATTTGGTAGGTGTCTTGGATATATTGTAGGATTTCGAGGGCTATTTTGGTGTCTTCGTTGATAGGTTTGAGTTTAGATTGTTCGAGGTTTTGGATGGCTTGAGTTCGTTCGATAAGGTTGACGAGTTTTTCTTTGAAGGTAATAATTTGGTTGAGGTTTTGTAGGGCTAAGTTTAGTTCGGCGTCGTCGTAGGCTAATTCTTTGGCACGGATAGCGAAGATGTGTTCGAGGTCTTGGCATGCCTTGAGTAAGGCGATTAGGATTTTGGTATTAAGTAATTCTGGGTTGATTTTATCGAGGGTTAATTGATTTGGTTGTTGGTTTGATTGCTTAGCCATAGGTTCGTCTCCTCATAAAAGATTTATTTCGTTTGTTCATTTGTTTTCTCGGGTATTTGGACGCCAGTTAATTCAGATAAAAGTTTGGGTATGTCGATGTTTTCCATAGATGGGTGTTTAGATAGTTTAGAGATGAGGGCTAGGAGTTCGTGGATTTTCTGTTGTTGTTGGAGTTGAGCGGGTTGCATGGCTTGGAGTAATTGAGCTAATTTGTTAACTTCTACTATGTCTGGTGGTAGGTCAAGTGTGTAGAGGATTTCATGGATAAGTTTCTCGATGTTGAGGATGGGTAGAAGGTTCAGTTGACCGAAAAGTTCGAGGAGGGACATGATTTTCTCGAGGCGTTCGTTCTTCTGGACAACATTTGTGAAGCCACGGATTTTAAATTTGATTTGTGAAAGGACATCATCGGGTGTAATGGTAGTAAGTAAGTTTAATTCTTCAGGAGTAAGGAGTTGCTGTAGGTTTGGTGCTTCGTATTTGAGAATGTAGTAGAGAAGTTTGGTAAGGAGTTGAGAGATAAAGACAGTTTCTAAGCGTTCAATAAAGATGGCGAGGGTTAATTGGGTTTGCTGGGTTTTGAGGGAAACTTCTTTAGCAGTAACTCTTGAGCGGGATGATGGAAGTCCCATAATAAACTCTGTGATTGCTGAGACATTTGTAGCTTCGTTCTGAATGAGATTACGGATGGGCAAAGCATTTGGGTCAAAGTTTGCTAATTTAATTGGTCGAACAGCTTGAATTTCACCACCGCCACGAGTATAAAAAATCTTCCACGGCTTCAATTCATCCGATAAACTATCCTCTTCAATAACTGTTGTATCAACTTCGAAACCCAAGGTCAAATTAACTAATGCACTGTCTAATATAGCACGGGTTAGAATTGTATCTTGAACATAATATGGATAAACTAAATCTGCATAGGACACTTGTGTGTTAACACCATAAAGGAATTCAACAACAAAGGGTGTTATTTTATCAGGCATTATTTCGGCATTGATGAGTTTGGTTTTATTAAGAATTGTGTAAAGATGCGGGGCTATTATATCATTAGGCAGGAAGACAATTCCATAGAATTTATCAATACGAACGACTTTATCATCGTAGACTTTCTGTAAGTATGTAAGGACTGAATATTCTGGGTCATCTTGCGGGGCTATATAAGGTTTGAGTTGGTCATAAGTTAGATTATATCTTCGTATGGCTTCAGGTATGGGTAAGTATTCAGTGATACAGACATAATTGAGGTCAGGTGTGATTTTGGAATGTAATGGATTGATAACTTGTAGGTCTAAACGTTTAAGGTCTTCGTTATATGTGATGTGAATAAATCCATAGCCAGATAGGAGGCTGTAGAAAAGGACTTTGGATAGGGCATCTTTGACATTGAGGGTTTTGATGTAATGCTGTAAGATTTTGGTTAGGAGAATTTGCAGTTGCTCATTGTCAGTGTCGATAGTGAAGAGGTTTTCGAAGGCTTTTTCAAGAAAGGAACGAAGGTAGAAGTAGGCAAAGAAGATTTTTTGGTAGAACATTGAAGAAAGAAATTTTGACTGCCATTCGTATGGTGGGTCGGGAATATTAGTTTCGCCGTTCAATTCTTGCATATATCTAATTAGTGATGTAAGCCTACGAGAATAAGCACTTTCAACGGATAACAATTGACTTAACACATAGTTTTCGATATCAGGATAGTTGTAAATTTGATTATTAACTGATAAAATCATACACGACCTCTTGCAAAAGTTTGTTAATTTATTATAATACAGACAGGAGTATTTGCAATATGCTCTATACTAAATATCGGAAGATAAGAAAAGCTGAGATAACAGGAACTTGGGGAGATTTTGTTACATGGGAAGATTTTGGAGAGACATGGGGTGATTGGGAATATGAATGGCAAAGTTATACATTTGCTTGGTTAAAGGTTCCGTATGAAATTAAAAATTCATTAAGAAAAGTAGATTGGATTGGTTATGAAGGGTTAAAGAAGTATTTAGGAGAGTTATTACCTGAGAGTTTCTATAGGCGATGGGGTTGGTTTAAGTGGGATGAGATTTTTAAGGAGAAAATTTTTGCTGTAGTATTTGGTTCATTTTTTGAGCCGATATTTGTTCAACAGGTCAATTTAGCGACATATTTAAGACTTAAAGAATTGATTGAGATATTATTTCCGTTAGCGATACAGGTTAATATGTTTACATCAGCAAATGATAATTTTATTGGATTGATTTTAAGTGGAATAGGTTGTCAAGTTGATGGTCAGTTTGATTTTACTTGTCAAGTAGTTAATAGTTATAGGTGGGGTAATTTTGAGACTTGGGGAGATTTCCCGAATGATCAGTGGGGTCCTTCGTGGTAAATAACATAAATGGTAATTGTGTGGCTGTGAATATCAGAAAGGATGAGCTTTTATTTGAAACTCCTATTATTATTGATACAATTAATGTAGCTGGTTATGTGTTTGAATTAACTGATTGTGCGACAAGTGATAAGTGTATTGGTGTTTATGATAAAGCAGGGCAACGAGTTGTGTATATTGATGTCAATAGTAAGCAAATATTTGAGCATACAGGTTATAATGATGTGGTTGGATTGGTAGCGTATAAAGATAGTTTGTTTGTTATTCGTAATAGTGCAATAGACAAGATAAATGGAGCGACAAAGGTAAGCAAAGATTATTCGGGTCGTAATTTTATTGGTGTAGCATTGTATAATCCGTTTTCTGTTTTGCTTCTTGAATATAAGGATGTTCCGACGGTTCAATTTTATAGTTTACAAGAGCTTCTTGAATTGAGCGATTTGATACCGACTACATTTATGAGTGTTTATATACCGTCAAGTTTTTATGATTATCACAATTTGCTTGTTAAGGATGGATTGATTTGGGTAAGGGGTCAGAATGGATTGGTTGGATTAAGTTTGCAGATGGTTGGTAATGCGGGAATATTGTTCAATATTGAAGCGTTCTATAATTCATTTAGAGAAGTATTTAAAAATAAGCAAATAGACAGGTGGCATTTTAGGAAGTGTTATAATCATAAGGTTTTTATGTTTAGTCATGAAGAGACAGGGCGGTTTATGTTTTTGGTAGATGATGATGTGTATTTTGGTGATTTAGCGTTTTTTGTGGATAGGGAATGGTTTTTTGATGCATCTGAGAAGGTTTTTTATAGGTATCAATTTACAGATGAGCCAACGACTTATTATTATGACAAATGTTATATTAATTTGTTGTTTGATTTTGACTATTTGCAGAGGTTTCAGGGGTTTTATTATGATGTGAAGAAATGTAGGGAGCGATATATTATGTTTAATGTTGTTGCGAATTATCGGGGGGATGAGCGGTCTTTGGCGTTTAATTTACCTCTTGACGAACACAATTTTAGATGTAATTTATATGGAGAAGAGTTTAGTTTGATATGGTATTTACCGATTGCAACCAAGATGAAAATCGCAAAAATAAACTTTAACGAGGTTGCGAAATGAGAATAACATATAGGAAAGGAGCTGATTTAATTACACAAGCATTTAATGGAACACAAATTGGCTTATTTGATATAAACAAAAATGAACTATCTGGTGGTGGATATAGTAGACAGGATTTCCCTGGGTTTGTTTATTTAAATGAGGATGCGGATAATTTTTATTATGTGAATGCAAATACGATTATGTTTCCTGCAGCAACTGCGAATTGGTCTGATGTTTATTATGTTGGATTATTTTCAGATGGGCAACTTGCTTTGTTAATATCTTTACCAAGTCCAGCTACTATCAGAATTGGGCAACAATTAATATTTTTAGCAGGTATGATTGAATTTCAAATACCCAAACAGATAAGTTAATGGAGGGGTAAAGAATGCCGTATGTAAAAAACCCAATAACTCATCCGAGTGGTAAAGTAAGTGAAGAAACAGCAAAGATAAATACAAATTTTTCAATTTTAGCGGATGCATTTTATAATTCTGACCCTGAGAATAGTCCAATTTATCGAGCTTGTTATGTAGGAATTACTGCACCATTAAATCCAAAAGTAGGGCAAATATGGGTTGATACATCAGTTGCTCCGCCATTAATAAAAGTTTATAATGGAACAAATTGGTTAGAAGTAAAACCTGCAAATGTAGATGAACCAACAACTCCATATATAGGTCAATTTTGGTTTGATACAACTGTTTCACCACCAGTTTTAAAAATATACGATGGAACAAATTGGCAAGTAGTTAATTCTCCATATGAAGGAAACACTGCTCCAACAAATCCATATATAGGTCAATTTTGGTTAGATACATCAATCAATCCACCAATCTTAAAAATATATGACGGAACAAATTGGCAATCGAATGTAAGTAATGCAGATAAATTAGATGGACAGGATGGTAGTTATTATTTAAATAGAGCTAATCATACAGGAACACAGCCACCAAGTAGTATAAGTCCTCAAGGTCATGGGAGTGGATTGAATGCTGATTTGTTAGATGGTTATCACGCTGGCAACTCAGGGTGGGGTAGGATTCCAGTTGTTGGAATTGATGGCGTAATGGAAGTAGGGAAATATATAGATTTTCACCTGACTCCTGATAGTACTGCCGGTTATGAGCCACGTTTAGAAGCTATAGACCCCAATAATTTAGCTATAAACAGGAAAAAAATATGGCACGAAGGGAATGATGGCGCCGGTAGTGGTTTAGATGCAGATAAAGTAGATGGTTTCGATGCAAGCCAGACACCTAGCCCGAATGTGATACCTGTTTCAAATGACCAATCAGTCATTCCTCAAGACTTTTTGCCTCTTTTTACTCCGCTGTCTGTTCCGTATTCTCAGCTTTATATTGCGTTCTCAGCTCCAGCTTCTCCTCAGGTTTATGACAGTTTTTATAACACGAACACAAACGAACTATTTTACTGGAACGGCTCAGCATGGATAAAGGTTGACTGGACTAAATGGGTTCAAAATGATATTTGGTATCGATTAGGAAAGTTAAGGATTAGTAATGGTCAATTGCAAGTTTCAAATGATGGGACAAACTGGTATCAAGTTTTCCCAGCTTTAGGTAGAACTGTTGAAGTGATAGCTGATGATACAAATACAGCCGATAATTTTAAGATTGCTTATTTAACAGTTGGTCAAGCTTTGTTGTTAAGGAATAAATATAAAATCCGTTGTGCTTGTATAAATCCAAGTGCGTGGAGTGGAGAATTAAAACATAGTTCAACAAATGATTTTGTTTATGGATTTAGACCTAATGGAATAAATATAAGTGATGGTGCAATTCAAATTTTAAGAGCCGCAGGGAATAGTACAGGTTGTGCAGGTTATACTGGTTATTCGTTTGTGCCTATTGTAGAAGGAACTATAAATGACTCATATAATTGGGCGGCGTTTAATTTTATTGTTTTAGATAAAGTCTATCAATCTGCGACGGGTAGAGCAATAGATTCTTGGCCATCTGGTGGAGTATTTGTTGCAAATGGTTCTTTTCCGAGTAATGGATATTTTATTGGAACTATGACAAATAGAAACGGTATAAATTTAAACGTTGATTATTTGATTATTACAAGACAAGGTTAAGGGGGTTTGCAGATGAAAATATATGCTTGGGTAGAGAATGGACAGCTTTTTACAACTGAGGATGAAAATTTAGCTCCGTCTGATGCTATTGAATTTGATGTAGAAAGTCTTGATGATGTGATTTACGATGGCACTCAAATTCGTGTAAAAACTCAGGATGAAAAATTACAAGAGCTCAAAGCTCAAAAGCTTTCAGAGTTAAAAACTTATGTAGCATCTTTACTTGTTCAAACTGATTATGTAATTACGAAAATAGCAGAAGCTCAGATACAAAATGACACCGCAGAAGTAGAAGCCCTCAAGCAAAAATATGCAACTCAGCTTCAGCAGAGGGAAGCAATTAGACAATGGAATGAACAGACTAAGCAAGCTATAAAAAATGCGCAGAGTTTAGATGAGTTGAATAGCATTGTAATTCAATTTAGTGGATAGAGGAATTTATGGCATTAGTGAGGAGAATTTTACAGAGTAGTAGATTGATTTGGGCGATATTTGGTAATGATGATAGTCCTGAGCCACCTAATTGGTTTATGCCGAACAGGAATGAAAACTTGAGAGAGTTTATGTGGTTTTTTATTAGAAATCCGCTTCATAATTTTGATACGAGGGTGATAGGGACGTTCAAGTATCCAGCAGAATGGAGGGTGTGGCACACTAAGAGGAGTTGGAATTTGATTTTGCCGTTCTTTAGTTATCGTGGGAAGAAGTGGGAATTTTATATTGGTTGGAGACCAAAGACACTTGAGGATGGGAGTATGGTTCAGATGTTTGGTTTTGCATTAAGGAGGCGAAAAGATGCCTAAACAACTGGAAGATTGCGTGAAGAAGGTAAGGCGAAAGGGCTATACAAAATCTGAGGCGTATGCGATATGTTCTAAGGCAACAGGTTGGGTTCGGGGTAAGGGTGGAAAATGGGTCAAGAAAAAGAAAAGGAGGAAGAAGTGAGCCCAGAGACAGTAACTTATTTATTGATTGCTGGGTGTATTGGTATATTATTTAAGATAATTTGGGATTGGTTGATTGGGTTGAAAAGTCCAAATGGGGTAAAAGAAGTTTGCAAGCAAAGGATGGATATGTTTGATGATGAAATATGTAGGCTGTATGAACGATTAGAAAAGATTGAAGAAAAATTAGAAACAACATTAGACAAAATTGACAAAAAG